GAAGAAGAATTATTCATAGTTGGCGCGTTATAAATCATATTTATGCCTAAAATTGTCGCAAAATCTTAGAAAATGCGACAAAAATTATGTAAAAATTTATCATAATGGGGGAATTATGAACAAATCATTAAGATCACACGGAATGCAGGTTAGGCAAGCAACGGTTGAGCCTACTACGTTCAATGAGCAGGATGCTAGTGTTGAGGTGGTTTGGACTACTGGCGCACAGGTGCGGCGGTTTGATTGGTACAACGACTCTTATTATGATGAGGAGCTAGTGGTATCAAATGATGCAATCCGAATGGACAGATTAAACGCTGGCGCTCCAGTCTTAAACAGTCACAAGGCCAACAGCTTAGAAGATCAAATCGGGATTGTTGAGCGAGCTTGGATTGACAACAATCAAAGCTGAAATTCAGTCAACGCAATGAGGTTGCTGGCATTGTTTCAGATGTCAAAAGCGGTGTTATCAAGAACATATCAGTTGGTTATAACGTTCGTAAGTTTGAGGTTACAAAAGCCAAAGACAGGATAGACGGCGGCCAAGTTGATCTATATCGTGCGGTGGATTGGGAGCCTGCTGAAATCAGCTTTGTACCAATTCCCGCTGATGCAGGGGCGCAGGTGAGGACTCAGCCTGAAGGCGAAAACCTTGTGGAATGTGAGTTTGTTTATCGTAAATCCAAACAGGAGGAAACCAAGATGGATAAAGAAAGCAACGGGGCAGCCGAAGGCGTGGAAGATGTAAAAGTCGACCACATCCAACGCGCTGCTGATATTAGTGAATTGTGCGCGCGTCATGGCTTGGCTAAACTAGCCCCAGCTTTGATCCGTGAACAAAAGAGCATTGAGCAAGCCCGTGAGGTGGTTCTAAACGAGCTAGCCCGTGCTGACGCTGCAAGCGGTGGACACAAGAACGTGATGGCCATCCAGACCGTTCAAGATGAAACCGACGTGAAGCGTGCAGGCATTGAACAAGCTATTGTTCATCGTTTGAATCCAAGTGAAAAACTTGATGACAACGGCAAGCAGTATCGTGGTTATTCCTTGATGGAATTAGGCCGTGATATGCTTGAAGATGCTGGTGTGAAAACTCGCGGTATGGACAAAGTACGTCTCGCTGGCGAGATTCTTCATTTCCGTGCACCAGGAATGCATGGCACAAGTGATTTTTCTAGCTTGTTTGCCAACGTCGCTGAAAAGCGTCTGCGCAATGCTTATGATCAAAGTGCCTCGACTTATACCGCTTGGGCACGTCGCGCTCCTAACGCTCCTGACTTCAAAGCAATGTCGGTGGTTAACCTTAGTGGAGCGCCAGACCTGAAGCTGGTAAACGAGCATGGCGAATTCACTTTAGGCGCAATGTCTGATGGTGCTGAAACCTATCAAGTTGCAACTTATGGCCGTATCGTTTCAATTACCCGTCAAGCCATTATTAATGATGACTTGCGTGGCTTTGATCGTTTGATTACTGCTTTCGGTTTTGCTTCACGACGGAAAGAAAACGAGCTTGTTTACGGTCAATTGACTGCAAACGGTAACTTAGCTGACGGCTTGGCATTGTTTGAAGCTGGTACGCATAAAAACTTGGGCACTGGTGCAGGTTCTTCGCTGCAATTCTCTTCGCTATCCGCTGGCCGTACCGCCATGCGCTTACAGAATGGTTTACAGAAGGAATCGCTGAACATTACCCCTGCTTATTTGATTGTGCCTGCAACGCTTGAGCAGACCGCTTATCAGTTGACAAGTTCGCAATACGTACCTGCGACGCAAGGAAATATCAGTGAATTCCGTGCTGGTGGACGTGCTTCGTTAGAAGTGATCGTCGAGCCTTTACTTGATGCTGGTAGCTTAACCGCTTGGTATCTTGCCGCTGCGACTGGTCAAGTTGACACCATTGAGTACTGCTATCTTGATGGCGCAGAAGGTCCGGTTGTAGAGAGCGAAATCGGCTTTGAAACTGATGGCGTTTCCTACAAATGTCGTTTAGATTTTGCAACCAAGGCTATTGATTACCGTGGTTTGTACAAATCCAATGGCGTTTAATCTGAAAGGAATCTGAAAATGAAAAACTGGGTACAAGAAGGTGAAGTAGTTACGCTTACCGCACCTTATGCGGTAGCAAGTGGCGCAGGCTTGTTGGTTGGCTCCATCTTTGGTGTGGCAACCAATGCCGCAGCTAACGGCGCTACTGTTGAGGCCATATTAATTGGTGTTGTAACTCTTACCGCCTTAAACACTGATGTTGCTTCAGTAGGCACAAAAGCGTACTGGGACAACACCAACAAGCGCGTAACGATTACATCCACATCAAACAGCTTGATTGGTGTTTTCACTGCGGCTAAGGCCAACGGTGAAACTACCGCTACTGTTCGTTTAAACGGCGTTTCTGTTTAATCAAAATGGCTTCACCTTTTGCAGCAATTGAGAGCCGAATCAATGACTCGGTTTTTAAGCACCTTGCGAATCGTGAGGCCACTTTGAACGGTGTGACTGTTTCTGGCATCTTTGACGACGCATACAGTGCAGCAATGATTGGTGATGTTGGAATGGAGAACACTCAGCCTATGTTCACGCTTAAAACGTCATTGGTGGTTGGTGATCCGGTGGGTCAAACAATCACGATTGACGGGATAGGGTACATGGTGGCTAATCATAGACCTGATGGTTCTGGGGTTAGCCGATTGTTATTGGAGTATTTATGAGCATTATTAATACTTTAGTAACAGCCATGATTAGTAAACTTGAGGAAGCCCCTGCTATTGCTGGTGTTTCACGGGTTAGAACAAGGCCGTTATCCATTACAACGACAGAGCAAATTGTTGTAAGACCTGAATCATCTGTTGTGGAAGAAACTTTATTGCAAAGTGGGCACGGCATCCAATGGCGTACTACGGTTGCAGTTGAGTGTTACGCAAGAGTTGGAGCTGGTACTGCGCCCGATGCGGCAGTTGACGGATTATTGACAGATACGGTGACACGATTGATGGCAGATCAAACGCTAGGCGGTGCAATTGTTGGGATGACACCGGCTCAAATTACTTATGAATTTGAAGCGGATGGAGATCAAACAGTTGTCGCCACAATTCTCTTTAATTGTTTGCAACGGGGCGCAAATGGCGTACCCATATAAGGAGCAATCATGGCTTATTATTTTCCTGAAGGCGCACAAGTGCAATTCAGCAATACATTGGGAGCGGCTATCACTGTATCCGCTGCAACCAATGCCAACCCTACCGTGTTGACGACCTCGGCCGCGCATGGTTTAACCACTGGTGATGAGGTGTTATTCACTTCAGGGTGGGAAGATGCAACGGATAACATTTTCCGTGTTACCGTGTTGACTGCAACCACTTTAAGCCTGCAAGGTTTGGACGCAACCAACACAGGTTTTTATCCTGCTGGTAGCGGTGGCGGTTCCTTGTACAAGGTAACTGGCTGGACTACCGTTCCTCAGATTCTGACGGTGAGCACCACGGGCGGCGATGCACGTTTTACCACTGTTTCCCCCTTGGCTAAACGCAATGACATCAACATCCCGACGGGTTTTAATCCTACGTCTACCAGTTTGACGATGGGGCATGATCCTGCTAATGCTACTTATCAAACCATGTTAGGTTTGAGCCGTACCCAATCAAAATGCGCGATTAAGACCGTTTTGACTGGTGGAGCGTCCATCTATTCTTATGGTTATTTGAGCGTATCTGAAGCACCCCAGTTGAACCGAAATCAGGTAAATCAGGTGAGTGCAGCGATGACGGCATTAGGCCGCGTGATCAGCTACGCTTGATGTTTTTTGGTGCAGTTGGGGCGGGCGACCGCTAATCAGACCTACGCCCCTGATTAACCAATTGCACCATTTTTAGGGCGTAAACAAAGGGCTAGGCAAATGGCGATTAAAATTGTTTTATCAGATAAGGTAAAGCTGAAAATCAAAGGTTCGTATGTGAATGAAAACGGGGGAGATAGCCCGTTTGACTTTACGATGACAATGAAAAGACTCTCGGCAGAGAAGATCAAGGAAGAATTGGAGAACAGCGAGAAAACAGTTGTGCAATTCTTAGCTGATTTAACGCATGATTGGAGCGACGTTTTGGACGGAACAGGCCAACAGATTGCATGGTCAAAAGAATCCTTTGAGATGTTATGCGGAAACATCCATAACCTTGGGCAGATTATTCTTACCACCTATTTGTCTGAGGTAGGTGCAAAAGCAAAAAACTAGCAACCTTGGCGCGAGCCGTTGCTCAATCCAATGCAGCCTCACCCCCGCCATTACCTGAAAACAATGCTTGGGGGGAGATACTGGCTAACATTGGATTGGCTGGTCAAGGTGTTCAACAGAAAGAGCAGATTGAATATTTATGGCCGGACAACAAAGAAAACTGGTTGGCTTGGCAAGACTTGCAAACTCAATGGCGGGTTGGAATGGCGGGGCCGACAGGCTTGGATTATTCGGCAGTAATCTCGTACATGGGAATGATTGGAAGGCGCAAGGATAAGGTTTTATTCGATTGCATCCAAGCGGCTGAAATGGCTACACTAGAGGTATGGGCGGAACAACGGGCGCAAGCTGAAGAGGGTAAATAAAATGGCAATCGTTGCTAATCTGGAAGCAAAGTTTCAAGTATCAGGCGCAGAGGAAGCGGTTGCCAATACCAACACAATTACATCCGGCCTGAATGCGATGGGTGCGGCGGCTGACAACAACAACAAGAAGCTAAGCCAACTCACTGCTGAAATGCGGCAACAAGCCATGATGACTCGTATGCTAACGCCACAGGTGACAGATATATTTACCAGTCTGGCATCTGGGCAAAATCCCTTTACGGTATTTTTACAGCAAGGCGGGCAGATACGAGATCAGTTTGCCATGATGGGCATGACGGGTGGCGAGGCGGTCAAGAGTATCGCAGGTTATTTCACGCGGTTGTTAACCCCGATGAATTTGGTTATCGCTGCAACTGCAACCATTACCACTGGACTAATTAAAGGCGCATTGGAAGCTAGAAACTTTGCGCGAGAGATAGCTTTATCGGGTCAATCAGGAGCTTTGAGTTATGGATCAATTCAAGCTGCATCACGTTCGTTTGCTGAAGAAAATAATATATCAATTGGTAAGGCCATTGATACGGTAGGAGAGCTGGCTAAGAGGTTTGGATCAGTCAATGAGAAAGTATTATTGTTGGCAAGCGCAGGAACCAAGATAGCCGAATTAAGTGGAAATCTACCAATTGAAGAATCAAAGGCGCTTGCTGATGCTTTTGATAAGGGTGTAATTGGTATTAGTCAATTAAATGAGAAATATCGATTCTTAAGCCCTGAAATAATGAAAACAGTTCGAGGGCTGATAGATCAGGGTGAAACCACTGAAGCCTTGAGAATTGTCACTAATAATTTGGTGGAAAGTTTAGGCCAACGTATGCCTGAAGCACAGGGTTACATTGGTCGGTTTTTGGACTTTTCGATAAATGGGTTTAAGTCTTTGGGTCAATCTATCTCAAGCGCTTGGAATAATCTCAAACTTTTGGGGGCTGGTGATACAAACCCAGTTATTGCACAGCGTGAGATTGACACATTACAGCAAACTATTGCACGTTCACAAAAAAGGGTGGATGAATTAAATGCCCGAAAAAAAGCAAATGAAAACAAATTACTTCCTGGTGATCAAAAGACCTTAAATTTTTATCAATCTGGACTAATAGCCGACAGAGAAAGACTAAGCGAACTATTGACACAACAGAACGATGCAAATATTAGGCAAGCTACTGAAGCCAAAAGATTAGCAGATGAAGAGATAAGGCTATACAACGAAAGCGCAGAACGCAAAGGGCAAATACAAGATCAAGGGCTGAGGGCTTTAAGCAGCAGGCTAGCGCGTGAGCAAACCTTGCGGGAGCGTGCAGCAAATCAAGAGCGTGCATTACTCATCGAGGGTGAATTGACAAAAGAGCAATTCGCAAAGAATGAGAAAAAGCGCATTGAAGCTGAATTGCAAGGCCGTTTAAAACTAGCACAAGCTGAATTATCGGTTGCTCAATCCATTGAGATACAGGGCACAAAGATACAGGATCGTAACAAAGAGATCGCAGCAAAAAGCCAAAAGGTTACAGCGGCTGAAGCACAGGTTCAACAAGCCTTACAAGCTATTGAAGCTAATCGGGCTAGGGTGTTAGATGATCAACTCAAAAAGCAAGAAGAGGCATTGAAGAAGCGGGAAGAGTTCAACCAGCGAGCTTTGAAAGATCAGGCCGAAGCCCTAGAGCGTGAAAACAAAGACTTAAACGCTATCAAAGAAAAGATTGAGCAAGAAAAGCGCTTAACAGATGTGATTGGATTGAAAGGTCAAGCCTTGGCTGATGTGATAGCTAAGCAAATAGAAGACGAGGCCATATCCAAAGAGAAAAAAGCGGCTGATTTAGATTTGATTGAACCGAACAATGAGCTATCAAAGGTATATCGTGAGCAAGCTGATGCGTTGAGAGACTTGGCCAAAGCTAAGCGTGACCGCACCCTGAAAGAAGAAGCCGAGAACGTAAGGAAAGAAACCGAGCGTGAATATGAGAAGCTATTTGATAACGTTTCGCAATCTTTGAGCGATGCAATTATGAGCGGCGGGAAATCAGCGGGCAAGATGTTGAAGGATTATTTCAAGACGCTGGTGTTGCAACCGATTGTTAAGACTGTTATGGAGCCAATTGCAAGGCAGGTTTTAGGCATGATTGGCATTGGTGGGTCTGGTACTGCAATGGCTGGACAGGCTGGAGCGGCAGGTTCAGGGGCTGGAGGTTTGGCAGGCACATTGAACAGCATAGGTTCGTCGCTGGGCATGCCTGGGATGGCTGCTACTTTAATGGGGTTAGCTGGCACTCTCAAAGCTGGCGCAACAATGGCGATGAGCGGCGGGACAATGGCATCACTGCAAGGAGCTGGTTCAATGATGGCCAATGGGTCTGTATCGTCTGGATTGGCGCAAGGAGCTGGAACGCTCGCCCCTTGGATGGCATCGGCACTTATCGGCAATCAAATTGGTAAAGCAATATCAGGCGGTTATTCAATCAGCGGTGGGACAGGTAACACAGCAGTTATAGCAGGGCAGGTTATAGGCGCACTTGGGGGGCCTATTGGTTCTATCATTGGCGGCGGAATCGGCGGTTTGGTTAACCGTGCTTTTGGTAGAAAGCTGGCTAACGTTGGTATTGAGGGAACCTTTGGCGGTGACATGGGTTTTCAAGGGCAACAATTTACCTATGAAAGGGGCGGTTGGTTTAGGTCAAGTAAAACAAGTTACAGCGCCATAGCAGAGGATACAAGATCGGCATTAAGCCAAGCGTTTATTGGTATCCGTGACGGTACGGCACAGATGGCCAGTGCATTGGGTCAAAATGTCCAACAGGTGAAAGACTACACAACATCCATCCGCATATCCACGATGGGGTTATCGGAAGCGCAAACAAAAGAAGCGATTGATAAAAAGTTTAATGAGATCGCAGAGGCAATGGCTAAGGTGGCGTTGGGTGGTGAACAATTTATTCGGTTTGGCGAGACGGCTGCCGAGGCATTGCAGCGTTTGAGTTCTTCACTGTTAGCGGTGAATAATGCGTTTAACCTTGTTGGCATCAAACAATTGCAGGGCATAGGAGGTGCTGATATTGCTAGTCAAGTGGCTGATGCGTTTGGCGGCATATCTTCCTTTCAATCAACGATTGGAAATTACTTTGATAATTTCTTTACGGCACAAGAAAAGCTAGCTGCAAACACACGGTATTTAACCCAAGAATTGAGAAACGTTGGAATAGATCGCCTACCCCAGACGCGGGAAGAATACAGAAAACTGGTAGAAGCGAATCAGGCATTGATTGGAAGCGGCAACCAAGAGGCGATACAAAAGTTTGCAACTTTAACCAAGCTGGCTTCAGACTTTGCTAAGACTTTTGCCGTAATTGATGTTGCATCGGTTCAAAAGAACATTCTGAATATCAATACATCGTTGACAAAAGCGGTTGATCAATATCAAATGACATTATTATCTGTTTTTAGCGGTGGCGGTTGGTTTGGGACTCTAGCCAAGAAGATAGGTAACATAACTGTTAATAGGCTGGTTAAAAGCGCACAGCAATTGGTTGAAGATTCTATCAATGCTTTAGCCGGTGCATTTGGTGGAAGCGACGCATTAAACCAATCGTTTAGCACTTACATCGAAAACTTCAAAACGCAAGAAGAGAAGATCGCCATGACAACCGCGAGCCTGACGGCAACGGTTTCAGAGCTTGGAATTGCATTACCTAAAACCCGTGAAGACTTCAAGGCGTTGGTGGCTTCGCAAGACCTACTCACAAGCAATGGCCGTAAAGTGTTTGAGGTGTTACTGAAGAATCAGGACGCATTTAACAGCATATACACCGAGGCAGAAAACAAGGCCAAAGAAGCCGCAGACGCAGCTAAGCAGGTAGCCGAGCAATGGAAAGGGGTCACTGAATCCCTTATGGAGCAGGCCAAGCAGATTAGGCGTGACATGGTGAAAGACACGGCTGCAAGTATGGCAATGGCGCAAACCGAGTTCACTATTGCCACGGCTAAGGCAAGGGCAGGTGACATCGAGGCGGCGCAAAAGCTAGGGTCACTGGCTTCATCATTAATTGATGCAGGAGCGAGTTATCTATCAAGCGGGTTAGACTTCAGGCTATTGCAGGCAACCACAGCGGCAAGCCTAGAAACAACTGCTATTGTGAGAAATCCGTTATTAGATGCTTCACGGCAAACCGCTGATGAGGTTACAATGTTAAGAGAGGATTTGAGAATATCTCAAGCGCAATTAGCTGCGATGATGAATCGCGTAGCCAAAGTTTTAGAGCGGTGGGATGCTGACGGGCAACCAAGCACGAGGGTTGAAGTATGACGACAGACAACCTAATTATTATCCCACCTATCACCATGACTGATGCAAAGTTAATCAGTCATTCGGTAGCTGAAAACGATTATGATGCATGGGTTTCGGGCACTGCATATCATGTTGGTGATCGGGTCATGTATTTACCCAATCACAGTATTTATCAGTGTGTTGCAAACTACAGCGGGACGGTTAGCCCTGATTTAAACCCAACACATTTTGTTTATGTCACCAAGACAAACAGGTGGAGGATGTTTGACACATCATCCAGTTCAACCACCACAAGCGCATCAACCATTAGCGTAAGAGTAAGGCCAAGCGAGGTTATCAATTCAGTTGCATTGTTTGGGCTTTATGGTCAAACTGTTCAGGTACGCTTGATAGACCCAGTGGAAGGTACTGCTTACAATCAAACAAAATCCTTAAACGGGACAATAGGGCAAAACAATTGGTATTCCTATTTCTTTGATGTGGTTGATCGCAAGGATCAAGCATTATTTACGGATTTACCTGCTTTTGGGACTGCTGACGTGTACATCGACGTGACGACAGTTGGTGGGAATGCTGCAATCGGATCGTGTGTGATAGGACGGGCTGCCACGTATGGGTTATATGTGACACTCGGCGCAAGGGTTGGGATTGTTGACTATTCGCGCAAAGAGACAAACGCTTTTGGCGAAACAAATCTTATTGAGCGTGCTTACACAAACAAAGCTGAATTTGATATTTGGATTAGAAAATCAGAGACTGACTCGCTCAAGAACAAACTCGCCAGTTTACGTGCAACCCCTGCGGTTTATATCGCCACGGACAAATACAGCGCCACAACGATTTTTGGGTTTTACAAAGACTTTGGAATAACCCTAAGTTACCCAGATGTGAGCGTGTGTAATTTAATCATTGAAGGACTGACATAATGGCAACGACAATACCAACCCTACCACCCGCACCGAGCAGGGCGAATGATACCCCTGAGCAATTCAGCAACAAGGCTGATGCGCTTTTAGGAGCTTTAAGCGGCTTTGTAACGGCTGCAAATGCACAAGCTGGAGAGAATAACACGGCGGCAACCAATGCGGCTGCAAGCGCTGCAAGTGCTGGCACATCGGCATCGAGTGCAACGGCAAGCGCATCAAGCGCAACGGCAAGCCAGACGGCTGCGGCAATTAGCGCAAGTGCTGCTGAGGCTTTTGCTCAACAGGCAAGCGGGACGGCCATATCATCGGGGACGGCTAATGCGGTAGCTTACTTGGATTCAAACAAGTATTTAAAAGCCACTTCGGATTTGACATATAACGGGTCACAGTTAGGTGTACCACCAGGCACAGTCTCCACTCCAAGCCTAACCACAACAGGCGACGCCAACACCGGCGTTTATTTCCCCGCAGCGGATACGGTGGGGATAGCTACAGGTGGAACGCAAAGGATTGTTGTTGATTCGGCGGGTAACGTGGGGGTTGCGACGGGTTCGCCAACAGCAAAACTGCACGTTGAGGGTGGAGCGCTTATTGACGGCCTAACGGTTGGTAAAGGTGGTGGCGGTTTGGACACAAACACAGCAAGTGGGCGTAATGCGCTTTACTTCAACACCACGGGCAACCACAACACCGCTAATGGGGCTATTGCGCTTTACTTCAACACCACGGGCAACAACAACACCGCAAGTGGGCGTGATGCGCTTTTCAGAAACACCACGGGCAACAACAACACCGGAGTTGGGTTTCAAGCGCTTTTCAACAACACCACCAGTAACGAAAACACCGGAGTTGGGTTTCAAGCGCTTTCCTCCAATTCCACATATTCAAATTGCAGCGGGCTTGGGAATGGCGCTCAAGTATCTGGAAGCAATCAAGTGCAGCTAGGGAATAGTGAAACCACGACTTACGTTTACGGCAGTGTTGCCAATCGGTCAGATGCACGTGACAAAGCAGATGTTCGAGACACTCAGCTTGGCTTGCAATTTATTATGGGACTGCGCCCAGTTGACTATAAATGGGATTACCGAGAAGATTACAGGCCAGAAAGACCAGCGGAACCAGCCCAAGACGCAACTGACGAAGAAAAGGCAGCACACAAGCAAGCCTTAGATGATTGGATTGTGGCTTGTAAGCCTGAAAACATTGTCAAAGACGGTAGCAAAACCCGCATACGTTATCACCACGGCGTTATTGCTCAAGAGGTAAAAACGTTAATAGATGCGCAAGGTGTTGATTTTGGTGGATACCAAGACCATACAGCTAACGGTGGTGAAGATGTTTTGACGTTGGGCTACCTAGAGTTCATTGCGCCAATCATTAAAGCCATTCAAGAACAGCAAGCCATAATCAAAACCTTATCCGACCGCATTGCAGCACTGGAGGCAAAATGATTGAATACAAATGGTGCATAGACCCGCTGATGGTCGGTACAAATATCAACGGCTTGGAAAATGTTGTTCTCAAAGTTACTTGGATTTGTGAAGCTAGTGACGGTGAGTTTCAATCCGCAACATCGGGTTATGTCCCTATTGAGCTAGACCCCCAAGCAAAATTCAAGCCTTATGAAGAATTGACAGAGGCTGATATATGGTCATGGATCAGCCCACATATTGATAAGACAATAGTTGAAGAAGGCTTGGCGGCAGTTATTGAATGGCAAAAACACCCTGAATATTTATATTTACCAACACCTTGGAGCCAAGCATGATGTGGCTTTTACCCGCACTGTGTTTTAGAATTTGGTTTTGGTGGATACCTGAAATCCCCGTTTTGGAGATAAAGAAATGAATAAAGAAATCACGTATGCCTTGGCAAGGCACTTTTTAACGCTTTTGGGCGGAGCAATTGCCGCAAGATATGCAATTGACGGAGCCACAATTGACGCAGCTTCAGGAGCGATACTGACATTGGTGGGTGTTGCATGGTCAATCTATGACAAAAAGGCAAGATGATGGAATCTGATATTCAACGCTTAGAGGCTAAATTAGACAAGCTAACAGAAGCCGTCATGCGCTTGGTGGTACTCGAAGAGCGACAAGCACAGCAATCAAACGAAATTCATAGATTAGAGGGAAAATTCATATCATTGGAAAATAAAACATCTGATGTACGAAAAGACCTTGATATGTGGGTAAATCGTGGAATTGGCATTGTTGCGTTGATTAGTGCAATTTTTGCTCTTTATAAATTATTTGTTTGATAGGGTTTGTGGATATTGTCTTGCAATAC